ATCATCATTTTCACATTTATCTAATAGATTCATGTTCTCCAAAAAGAGTGATATGGTTGTATTGAAAAAAGAGTTCTCGTCTATGTTGTTTTGTTCTTGCATACACGAACCGTGTTTCTTCCATTCATGTTCCCATAATGTACTATCACACGCATGCCAATATGTATTCATATCGGTTAATAATTCACCAGTGGGTTTTACATAAGACACACTTTTACAGTTTTCAGGATAGGCTGTGCTATTTATTTGCGGCCAGAGTCCGTGAATCATATAATCGGTACTACACCATTTTTGGACTGCTAATTCATAATAGTTATATATTTTTGTTGAATCTACCACACTTATACTTGCTAATATAGTTATTAATTTTGAGAACATATTTACATATTATTGAGAAAATATAATACGTAAATACTTATTTGTGTTTGTGTTTATGAGGGGAACGTCGGTGTAATAAATTGGTCGTATATTGTCGTAATAAATTTTGCGGATGATGTCGGCGAATGGCTATTTTTTTAAACTGTCCCGTATGGGGGGATAATATTAAGTTGTAATATCGTTTTTCTTTGGCATAATGAAAGAACCCATATTTAACAAACGATGTATCAACAGACGTTATACCATGGTGAGAACGATATAATTCATCGTAATTTCGATAGACAGAATTATCAAAGACCCTCGTTTTGTTATACCAATCAACTATCACATCTTTGAACTCATCAATATATGGAAGGTTAATGTTCGGTTTAGATGGTACAAATTGAGCGATGTAAAATTTCAAATCAGAACAAAGTGCGTCATAGTAATTAGTAATAGGCATAGTAATCGGTATTAGGTATACAGTTTCAATAATTGGTTGCGATATATCAGAAATGAATGAATCAATTTTGCGTAATCAAAAACTATTTCGGTTAGTTCAAATATCTAAAATGTGTTTATCTAATTCGGGTATTGTATTTTCATCGTAATTAGTAAAACAATTTACGTGCGTAACACTCATTGAATGCTTCTCTTTTGGGTTAATATCCTTTTCATAATCACGAACACGCAATGTATATGACATGTGGACGTGGAAATTATTTATATTACAAATGATGATATTCAAAAATAACCCGCTATATCCAGTAATGTAATATTCTATGTCTATTTTTTTAGTTTCAAAAATCATATTCGCCATCACTTGTAATAAACGAAATTTGATATCTAAATATTGATTTTTCTTCTCAAAACGTGTCATTTTCATACATCTTGTGGCTAATTGGTCCAATTCTTGCTCGGAAAAGGGTATATTACAATGTTTATGTTTGAAATAGATGAATTTCAGTAAATAATGACATACACAATCAGATAAACGACGAATCGGTGATGTAAAATGACAATATTCAGGCATTCCTACCAAATCGTGTGATTCTACGTTAGCCATATAATCAGCACGAATACCATTCGTTATTATTTCTTGTAACAATTCTTCGCCGGATATTTCATTATACACAGTTTGTAACCATTCACTCGCATTACAAGTTCTAAAAATACCCGTGTTTAAATTGATTTTTAAATATTCACCTACAAAAGAGTTCGCGAAAATGGCAAATTCCGCAATCATTTGCTTCATCAATCGTTCTTGCTTTGTGTCTTCGTATAAATAGACGTGATTATCTTCATATATCGGGTATGCGGTGGAAACTTCATTTAATTTGATTCCTTTTGTTTTTAATGAACGTCTCACTTTCAACGTTTCACTTATTTTTAATCCTATAGTAAACGCATTCATTTCGTCGCAAACGACTGACGCACTATTATAACTAAATGCGTTCTCCTTTTTTACAAAAATGGTGGTAAATAATAATTTGATTTCGTTAATAGGTTCATATGTGGTTGAATTTATTTCAGATAATACGGTTATTGCGTTTTTAATATTACCTTCTTGTGTTCCTTGTAAGCTGGATAATTCTAACACTTGGTCTGGCATCATGTGAATTGGGGCACGATTTGATGGATATTTGGTTGTTGTTCTCGATACTATATCTTTCCATAAATTCGAATTTAAATCGATGTATTCAGTTGGGTCAGCAATATGGATTGCGAAATATAGTTTATCGTTTTCACTATATACAGAAAACGCATCATCAGCGTCTTTACATCCGATTGGGTCTATACTATACGTTTCATATGAGGTCATATCGAGTCGTTCAGTTTGTGTAATAGAATAGGCATGATTGCTTGATATATTACTCGTAAGTATTTCATCAGTGGAAATATCCCTTTTATTTCCATATTTCGGTTCAACTATGTTGGTATAATTATCTTCATAAATTTGATTATTCATTGTGTGCTATCAATATACTTATTATGGTAGTATCTAATTATATACTTTTTTTAAAAATATAAATATCACGGCTCAATCCGGCACTCTTTTACAATATTTATGAAGCACACAATCTTTTACTAATGTAAAATCTTTTTGTAAATTTTCTATTATTGTTGTGTTTAACTGTTTTGATTGGATTGTATCCATATAATCTACAATTCTATTCAGATTATTTGTCATTTTGTTTATATTTATAGCCATTATTACAAATAATACTGAATATCCACATGCTATTATTACTAAAAATATCATACTTGCATTAATATTTTTGATATTTTTGGTAGTTATTTGTTCGACACTCTCACGGTTTTCTTTCGGGATGAATTCTTCAAATATGTCTTCAATTTTCATTACGATACTATATATAAAAATTATATAAATATTTCGTTGTTTATAATGTAATGTCTAATTATTTCCTACATAAAAATAGGAGTAGTTCAATATCAAGTCGCACTTCCAAATATTATATAAAATGTGATGCGATTGATACTGCCAATAGAATAGAAATTGTGAAATTATTACAGAAACAAAAAGACGAGGATAGTAGAGTCTTATTAGCGTATTTGGAGAAGAATCATAGTAAAATGAATATAGTAGTGAAAATGGGAAGAGATAACACTACAATTAGAAAAGAATATTCTATTTCAGAGCACCTACATAAAACAAAATGTGCTGGATTTATAAAGTTTATATGTATATTTGAATGTTATGACGATAATTCTTCAGACAAAATTTGTCAAGGAATTCCCGAACAAGATACTAAAAAAGAGGTCATTATTATGAAGTATTTTAATGAGGGGTCGGTTAAAAGTCATTCATGGACCAATACGAATTTCCATATTTTGCGTGGCATACTAATACAAACGATTTATTCTCTGGTTGTAGCGTATCATAAGACCGGATTTATACATAATGATTTGCACTTAGACAATATACTTGTCAAACGGACTACGCGAACGCATATTAATTATCTAATTGATAATCTGGATAATATAGAAACGGAAACCAATAATTATACGTGTGTCATAATGGATTTTGAAAACTGCCTTTTTACGGATAAAGGTTCTCATATATTCTTTTGGAAAATGATAGAAAATATAATTACACGTGTTGGTATTGAGCTGACAAATAATAAAGGTGATAAGGTGGAAGTATCAAATATATATGACATTTTAAGTTATATTTCAAAAAATAAAAATAACGATTATTTACGTGTTCTCAATATTATTCCCTTGATAGAGCAAATGGAATTTACTTTATTGTCTCTTCCGAAAATGATGGCGTATGATTCTAATATGTTTTGAGAAAAGACATAAAGTATTTTCTATATATAATATATATTGAATAAGTAATGGGTTTTACAGATAAAATATGTTATGATGTTGCTAAGGAAATTATTAACGATATTTTTTTGGTAAATTATAAACCGACTATCAAGTTGAATAATACTTTCAAGTTGAATAATACTTGGTATGAAAACTTAAATAATTTTCTTGTAACAGAATGGGACCGTCTTCAAGAAAGTGAAGAGACACAATCACAATTTACGGAGGAGGAAGAACATATGATTACAGTTGATGCAATGCAAATTTTATTGGATAAGTTAAACGTGGATGAAGATGAGTTTGAAGACCACGAACAAGATGTAGATTGGATGAGATTCGATGACATCATAGGACACTACGTTTGTTATGTAAAATAATTTATAGTTTGATAAATCATATAAACGTTATTCTATATATAATATTGTAAAATAAAACAATGGATAAAGACCTTCGTATCAGTGAACTTGAAGAAAGGGTAGCTCAATTAGAAAGCGAATTACAAGCTACTAAGGAGCATTTGAAACGGTATACGGCACCTGCCTATAGTAAAGAATCGTATGAGAAGAATAAAGAGGTTCATAAACAAAGAGTTAAAGACTATCAAAAAAGAACTAATTACAAAAGTAATTACCAACCTACCCCAGAACAGAAAAAAGAATACGCCAGGCGAGCATATCTTAAAAAGAAGGAAAAATTAGCTCAAGAGAAGAAGGAGAATATTTAGGGATTATATAATTTTATTTATATATAAAACTATATAAAAAGAAATATACATATAATATAAAAAGTATTATGGGCGGACCAAGTCCAAAATGTATTCATAATAGAAGAAGATATAACTGTGTAGAATGTGGCGGTGCTGGTATATGTAGCCATAAAATGCGTAGATCACGATGTGCTGAATGTGGAGGAAAAGAACTATGTAGTCATGGAAATAAAAAAGGCGATTGTGTAGATTGTGATGGTAGTCAAATTTGTGAACATGATAAACGACGAAGGAGATGTGTAGAATGTAACGGGGCGGCTATATGCGAACACAAACGAAATAAACAACATTGTGTAGAATGTAAAGGTTCTTTAATTTGTGTTCATGATAAAATGAAAGCACGTTGTAAAATATGTGATGGTAGTCAGTTGTGTAAATCTCCATTATGTGAGACGAGAGGTATTAAAAAATACGATGGGTATTGTTTACCGTGTTGTGTCCATTTATGTCCTGATATTGAAATTTCACGCAATTTCAAAACAAAAGAAAACGATGTAGTAGACCGCGTGAAAAACGAATTTCCTGAGTTTTCTTGGGTATGTGATAAAAAGGTAGCTGACGGGTGTTCTAAACGACGACCTGATTTATTATTAGATATGGGGAGTCATATTATAATTATTGAAGTTGATGAAAATAAACATGATACGTACGATTGTAGCTGTGAAAATAAACGATTAATGGAAATTTCCCAAGATGTAGGGCATCGTCCAATAGTGTTTATCCGGTTCAACCCCGATAATTATGTAGATAAAGATGGAAAGAAAATAAGCTCTTGTTGGAAAGTAAACGGCTATGGTGTTATGCAAGTATCTAAGACCAAAATAGTAGAATGGGAAGAAAGAATTAAAGCGTTATTGACACAAATTCAATATTGGGTAGATAATACTACTGAAAAAACTGTTGAAATCATTGAGTTATTTTATTGATATGTCTAATTTTGTATAATAAAAACATTATAGTTTTTATTATATTTTATGGAGATTCAAAAACCGACAGGGTAATTGATTAACTATTTTACATTTTTTATTTGTTTTTTGTATTTTATAATTTTTATTTTGTTTTTGTGGGAAAACCCTTTTTATTAAAATACTTTGTAGGTCACGCATTAACTGACAATTTGATCAGTTGCTGTACGCTACCCCTGCCATCCCGGACATTACGCGGAGGACGTTGTAGTTAACCGCGTAGACACGGACCTTGGCAGTGGCAACACCGGAGACGGCACCGGCAGAAAGGACAAGCTGAAGGACGGCGTTGTCAATTCTGGAGAAGTTGCATGAGCCGGAAGGCTGGTGCTCCTCGGGGCGAAGACCGAAGGAGTACACGTTGATACCGGAGTCGGGGGCACGGGTGTGGTGCTGGAAAGGCTGGACGGTATCGAAGTAGGAACCCTCACGCTCGGAGAAGCGGTCCTGTCCGTTAAGCTGAAGCTTAGCGGTGACAACAGGGTTCTCACCCCAGCAATGCATGTCAAGAGCAGTCTCGGCAAGGACGAAAGAACCGGCATCAGACAGACCTTGTGCGGTAGTGGAGGCAGCGGTACCATTATTAATACCATCGTTACCCATACCGGCAAGGTTGTTGTCGTCAGCACCAGAGGCAGTGGTAGTATCAACACCACCGTATGCGGCAATGTCGTTGGGAAGGGAGTCAATGGCATCAGTGTAGTTGAAAGGCTGGGCTCCGTGGGTGGCGTGAAGGGTGGTACCCTCAATCAAGGAATCACAGTAGTCAACGTTGGCATCAGGTTGGACGACCCAGATAAGCTCCTTACAGGGGTGGTTGAAGTTGAGCTTGATCTTGTTGGAGGAAGAACCGACGGACTCGTCACCAGTGAACTGGACCTGCTCGATGAGGTACTCGTGGGGGTTCTGTGCCATCTTTCTGCGCTCATCGGTATCAAGGAAGATATAGTCAACGTAAAGAGAAGCGGCAACAAGGGATTGTTGGTAAGCCTGGGTGACGGAAGCTGAGGCACCAGCGGAAGCGGCAGGGNTAACAGCGTAGAGGCACTCACCGATAGGACGGAAGTCAATGTTGATCTTGACCTCGTGGTATTGAAGGGCAATCAAAGGAAGAGCAAGTCCAGGGTTGCGGCAAAACCAGAATTGAAGAGGCACGTAAAGAGTGGTCTCAGGAAGGGCGTTGCGGGGAGCACACACTTGGTTAGGGGCAGAGGAAGCGGCACAGGGACCAGCAACATCGGCACGTCCATCGGCGGCAATGTAAGTAAGCTGGGTGGTGTGACCGATCATCTTGTGGTAACCAGCCTCTTGCTCCTTGGAAAGGGTAAGTTGGTTCCAGATGTGCATCCAGTCACCGTATTGACGGTCAATGCGTTGACCTCCAACCTCAACCTCAACTTGGGCGATGAGCTGCTCGCCGATGAAATCTAACCAACGGGCAGAAACGGTACCACTGGCGTTCTTCATGTTCTGGTTGATCTCGGGGAGAGTCACCTGAAGATAGGTGCGGTAAGCAAGGTCACCGTTGCGGCTGATGGTACAGGTAACACGGCGTCCGAAGTCGGCTTGACCGGAGAAGGTCTGCTCGATGGACTCCATGGCAAAGTTGGTGTGGCGTCTGTAGGACACCTTCCAGAAAGTAATCTCGGGGGTTCCGGTAAGGAACACGTCTTGTGCGCCGTAGGCGACTAATTGCATTAAACCTCCAGCCATTGTATGGAATTTATATATTCTACAAAGAAAAAAATCTGGGAAAAAATCGCATTAATTCAATTAAAAAATAATAATATTGCTAAAAATCTATCTATTATTGTAAATAATTGCTCTAATTATTAGCAATAACCACAAAAATGTAAATTTATAGTTCCCTTATTAAATTACAATTGTAATGTTTGAACTACAGTTGTAAATATCCTAAATATATTTGTATCACTTGATAAATCTTCACAATATAATGTATGTTTTCATATACACATATGACTTATAATTGGCTGCTTATACCCAGTACATTCGTGCTATTTGTTAATACAAATTTCTCTAAATAGTCTTCTTGAAATATTTCCCGCTTATTTTCATGCTTTTTGGTGAAAATATAAGAATCATTTGATTTACGGATACTCCAACCTTCTTCTAAAGCATTTGTTAAAAACATCATTTTTTGAAATACAGGTTTTTCTATTTTTATATTTTGAGGCAAATCTATTAAAGTTGTTTCGCTATTTTTAGTATTCATTATACATTTTCTAAATACCATATTCTTCTGATATTTACGAATTTTTCACTTGATAATGTATACTAATAATATCATGTCCGAACAATATATGGAACCCACAAAACACGAATTTATATGTCAAGAGCATAAACTTCACGAAAAAGAATTTCCGCTATCTCCAGCAAGATATAAATGTAAAAAATGTAAAAAAAAGAAAATTCACGGATATAGTAATCCAGACCACGTATGTAATCCTTTTGGGTATTTGTATTTAGCACCCCGAATATGTCTTGATTGTGCTACAAAAATGAAAAAATGTATGTGGTGCTAAAAATTGATTGTTTACATTAGATGGTTGGATAATACACACAACTTTCAAATATGATTTATTATATTATCGCAGCATATGCTTTAGC